CGATATTGTGGGCTGGGTGGATAAGGATGAGTTATTTCAATTTGCAACGCTTATGGGCGGTTCTCACCCTTCCTACAAGTATGACCGTAAACGACTTAATCCTATAAGCCAGTTTTAAACAATTTCTTTACCGCTTTTAAGGTCTGTTAGGGTTAACCCACCCGTGTACTGAAAATGAGCCAGTTCTTTAAATGTACGCCAACGACCTGCCCACTCTAATCCTGCTTGTTCACCTAATGTACCGATTTGATCCCATACAGGGTGTAGACCATCCCAATTAGGTTTGCCGTTGACCATAGGTACGACATCAACAGCACAACGCCAGTTATGCCAAGAATCACCAGCTTTAGCATTGGTAACCACCTTTCCTGCCGTAGTCCTACCTTGTTCGTATAAAGCCTGTTGGGATTCATTATCGCGGTATGTAGAAGTAACTAGCAGGTCTATGTCGTTATCCTTACACAGACTTAAAAAGCGTTCTACACGCTCTTTAGCTGGGGGGATAAGGTCATCTAGGGATCGGCTGTTTATCATTTAATTGGGGTGGAATTATGAATCATTTGGTCTTTGGCTTGACTGCTTGCAGAGCTACCAAAATAGAAAGCGATGATTCCTGTCCAAGCAGTTCCAAGACTACCCAGCATCAACATAAGAGCGTCAGAAGTCATAATCTTGCCTGACATCAAACCGCCCAAAATACCAAAAAATCCAATGGTTACAAGAATAGACAATACAGGTGGAATAACTGATTTAGTTTCTTTTTGTAGGTCACGGGCAGATGCACGGTCTTGCACGGCTAATTGTTCAAAATTAAGACCTAATTCTTGTGCTTGTTCTTGAAGTGCAATTTCAGCTTGCTTTAAGCTGGCAATCTGTTCCGCGTTGAGTTTACCGCTGTCAATAACATCTTGAACCTTATCTTCGTCTATGCCAAGTGCTTTAGATACCGCGGTAACGGCAAGACCAGCTAAAGGGCCACCCAAACAAGTAGCAATGGTGGGTACTAATTTCATTAACCAATCCATAATTCATCCTTTATGCGTAACAAGCCAATGCACCCCAGCAACTAAAACAAAAAGTTAAATAAACTACCATTTGTACCCCCATGTGGCATACCAAGCTATAACTGCGGCAACTACAAAACACCAAAATTGCAAGCGTTTAACCGCTTTTAAATCGTGCTGGTATTCCTCGTTATCTTTCTTGCGTAAATTTTCTATATCCACTTTAATCTTTAAGACTGCTTCCCATTCTTTTGCACCGTGCTTCTTTACAAAATCAATTTTTAATTTGGCTTCTTCGTCACTAATTTGTTTATCGTGTTGCCATTGCCGTAAAGCCTTAATTAATGCTTGTTCTTTCTTGAACTCTGCTTCTCGTCTTGCTCTGATTCTTTCGTTGGCTTGGTGCTGTGCAACATCCACTCCATCGTGCTGTATGTTTTCAATAGACTTAGATAAGCCTTTACTTGCAGTTCTGCTTGCTTCAAGGCTGTCGGTAAGGCTTTTAACGCCTTCTGATATTCCGTAATCCACATCATTTGCTAGTAAAGTAGTGTGAAATAAAACCAATAAAGGTAGACAGGGCAGATACAACCATCATTCCTACCCAAAACCCACCACGCCCTTTATTGGCAAGGGCTAAAAGTTCTTCCATGCCTTCTTCTAGCTTATCAACTTTAGAGGTTAGTTGGTCAACCTTTTCCCAAAGCTGTCCGTATTTCACGGGGTCGATTTCAAATGACATAATTAAGTTTTAATAATAAAGTTAATTGCAAGGTATGGTGACAAATTAGCTCCTGTACCGCTTGAGCCAACTGTTGCATTAGATACAGTAATTCCAGTAGTTTGAGTTGAAGTTGATATTGATGCTGGAAGTGTTGTAGTTCCGCTAGTTACAAAGGCATTAGTACCACCTGATGTTGGTGCAGTAATTGTATGAGCATGACCAGCATCTACAACAGTTGCCGCATGGGTATGGCTTACTACAATAGCATCAGCAGAACCACCTGTACTTGCTAAAGCATAAGAAGTGCTTACACCAAATGGTGAACGACCACGCAAATCAGGAAGATTAAAAGTAGTAGTGCCATCGCCTACGCCATAGGTTGTACCAATTAAAGCATATAAGGTAGCGTAAGTTACTCTTGAAACTGCCGCACCTGCACATAATAAATAGCCTGTTGGGGCAGTAGCGGTAGGCCACATTTGCATAGAACCAGTAGGGACTGTAGCTGAAGCGGCAGAAGTCCAAATAGTGCCATTAGATGTTAAGACATTGCCAGCCGTACTAGGTGCTACAGTAAAACCAACGGTATCTACATAGGCTTTAGTAGCGGCATCTTGGGCGGCAGTAGGATCAACAACATTAATAATTTTGTTACTAGATAAATTAAGATTGCCTGTCATTGGGGTTTGACCGTCAGCGGCCACAGAACCCGTCATTGCGGTAGCAAGATCAGTAAGCGTACTATTAGCCCATGTTGAACTAATTACTGTGTTAGTTACTACTGGATTACCAGCAGGTAGGGTATATGTACCCGATCCGTTTCTACTCATTTTGTTTTCCTCAATGCGTCTGCCATACCTTCAGGCGTATAGTTTACTGATTCTTTAACTTGTTTTTTAATACCCATTTCTTTAACTTTTTCTAACCCTTGTTTTACACCAATTACACGGGCAACAGGCAATAAAGCAACACCGTCTAAAGCCTTCATTAAAGCACTAGAAGTATTGGAATAATTGACAGCACCTTTTAACGGAGCATTAACATTAAGGGTAGTTTCGTACAAGTTTCTAATTTCGTTAGCACCTGCTTTACCAAAAATGTAATCTAGTTTGCCGTCTTGATCTATTTCATTAAGAACGGATTTGAATTTAGCAGGGGAAACAACAGGGTTTCCAAAAGAATCTACATCAATAGACGATGTAACCTTGTCTTTAATGTGTTGAATTGTTTGACCTTGTAGTTCTTTCCATGCTTGTTGACCATCTGCTCCACCTTTTTTAAGGGTCAAGCCAATGGCGGCAACATCATCCCTAGATCCATCAAGAATAGAGTGTTTAAATACATCTTCAAACGCTACGGCACGGTCTGTAGTACCTTTTTTGGTACGCAATAACTTATCAACTGCCCCAATATCTTCAAACTGACTAGCAAACTTAGTGCGTAATTTTCTAGCGTTTTGGTACAGTTCGCCACCCTTGTTTTCGGTAGCGGCATTAATCAATTTCTTCATTTCACCAGCGTGTAACATACCTACCGCATCGCTTGGATCGTAGTTTTTGTTAATAAATTGGTAAACATCTTCCATTAAATTAATGGGAATAGTTTTAGTTTTTTGTGGATCATTAATTTTTAATTGCTCATCAACAGCATCTAAAATTGGGGCTAATTTTGCCCTAACTGTTGGGGTTTGTTTGGCAATATAGGCTTCTAATGGGGCATAACTAACAGGTTCTTCCATAGCACCTGAAAATCTAGCTAATTTATATGCTTTATTAATATCAGCTTTAGCTTTGTTTACTTGATCTACCAATGCTTTATCTACAATTTTGCCAGTTTCACGCAAACCAAAAGTTTCTTTACCTGTAGCGTCTACATAAACATCAAAGTTTTGCAAAATAGCGTCATTGGCTTGGGCTTTTTGCGTAATTAAAGGTTTACCAATAGTTTCAGGGTATAGCTTGGCGGTTTCAGCTTCAAACTGCTGAGTTCCTAAATCACGCTCTGCCATGCCCTTGCTTAAGGTAACGGGTACACGCAACTGTTGACCAGTTTCAAAACGGGTTCTAGCTTCGGGTACTTCTGCCGCACCTACGCCAGCCATTGCTGGTTCTTTACGCAAAGCATTGGCAATCCTTGATGTAACGGGTTCAACTGCACCAGCTATTGTGCTTGTAACAGGCTGTACGGCTTCTTGGATCATCTGACCCTCGTTGCGTAATGCCCCAGCTATTCTTTTACCAGTAGGAATAACAGTTTCTTGAATTAAAGGTTTGACTGCACTAGCCGCTTGCATAGCAGATGGAATCTTGCCAATAAACGGGGTGTAAGCAGGAATCTTGGCCGCAGTTAACGCTTCACCAATTGTGCCTAACATAGCTTGGGATTCAGGCGAAGTA